CCAGCTCCTAAGTTAATTTGAAATGCATGAATCCAGTTTATGTTTAATTGAGTAAATGTACCCAGTGTATAGTTAACTGTTACTACTTGACCCGGTTGATATGGACCTACTGGAACAACATTAGATGATTGATTAGATATACATTGTGAGTTAGCATCTAAGCTAAACAATAAGCATAATATGAATAGTAATTTTTTCATCTTAATAAACTAATTTGTCCTGTATAATGTTGATTGTGTGTTCGTATCGAATAAGTATATATTCCTACCTGACAGTTATTACCATCCCATGGTTCATTACTTGTAGTTTCATGTACTTTCTCTCCCCATCTATTATATATAATTAGTAGTTTTATTTCATCTCCATCTGCTCCATGTACATAAAATGTTTCATTATGATTATCTTGATTTGGAGTAAATGAATTGGGTATAAAGATCTGCAGGTAGGGACAATCTTCTATTACTACTTCATGATATGATGTATCACCCTCACAACCAAACCTAGTCGTATAAACATATATAATATATGTGCCTATAGAATCAGGCCACTGTACAGTAATAGAATTTTCTTGATTATAGATAATATCACCATCTGAAATGTTCCAATAGTATACCTTATCAGCATCGTAACTTACTTGATAATTTTGTGGTATGATATCACCACAGTTAGTATAAGTTTCTTGAGCTAATAGTTGGAAGGGTAGTAATATGAATACCCACCATCTCATTAGTAATGTTGTATTGGTCCTGTAACTGGCCCATTGTTTACAGTTACGTTAATAGTTGTTTGACATCCAGCCATTGTATAAGTTAATACATAATTTCCTACACCAGCTGATGGTTGAAATGCGTTTGCAACTACCCCTGTTCCAGACCAAGTTCCACCTGCAGGATTACCTACTAATGGGGTTGTTGGGTCACCAGCACAAAATGGTCCAATTGGATTACCAGATAAGTCTAATACATATACATCTAATAGTATTGGCGCACCTGGACAGCCTGCTGCATTTGATTCTATTACTTCAACTGCATTTGGATAAAGTCCACTTACTGCTCCCCAATCTACTGTAATTGAATTTGAACCTTGTCCAGTTTGTAATGCTCCACCACCTCCAGTAATAGTCCATTGATAAGTTGATGTCGGTGTATTAGTGACGAAGTATTGTTCACCTACTGCATTAGCACATACCGTGTCTGGGTTAATTGTTGTTTGACTATATGTTGTTAACCCTAAAGCAACAAATACCATTGTTAATAATTTTTTCATAACATTTCTCCTTTATTATAAATATCTAACTTTCTTGAAAATAACCCTTAAAACAGTTGGCGGCCTGAGATAAAGTTCTTATCTTTATATATAAATAGAGGGGAAGATACCATCTCTATATAACTTAAAACACACACATAATGTCAAATTTTCAAGATCTACAAAACTTCGTCGACAGAATGAAGTCAACATCTTCCTTAAATGAGAAGAAACAAATAATCGAATCTATTACAGATAATGAATTTATCACAAAGGTATTATACTATACTTATAATCCTTATTTCAAGTATTTTGTTACTAGTAAGAACTGTAAAAAGAATAGTGATTTAGTAGATTATAATTTTATGAATGAAGATATATTTGAGACGTTAATATCTTTAAGAGATAGAGAGTTTACAGGTCATGCAGCGATAGCTGTAGTAAATGGGTTTGTAGAAGCTAATAAAGGATTCGAAGATCTCATATTCTCTATATTAGATAGAAACTTAGAAATAAGAGCTAACGATTCTGTTATCAATAAAATTATACCTAACTTAATTCCTACATTCGATGTGGCTTTAGCAACTAAATACGAACCTAGATTTTGCGACTTTGAAAAAGAAGAATGGTTAGTGTCTAGAAAACTAGATGGTGTAAGATGTATTATCAGAAAAGAAGGTAATACTGTAAAGGCTTATTCTAGACAAGGAAATGAATTTACTACTCTACAGAAAGTAATTGATGATGTTTCAGAAATTGGAGGAGACTTTGTATTCGATGGAGAGATCTGTTTAATGGATGAAAATGGTAATGAAGACTTCCAAGGTGTAATGAAACAGATTAAGAGAAAAGATCATACTATAGAGACTCCTAAATATGTTATATTCGATTGCTTATCACTAGATGAGTTTGATACTAAAAAAGGAATTTCATTTCTAACAACTAGAATAAATAGAATGGCGGTTAGAGATGCATCTGAATTTAATACATTAGATGTACTACCTCAACACTTTGTTAACAATGAAGAAGAGTTAGCTGGATGGATTGCAGAAGCTGATAAGAATGGTTTTGAAGGAGTCATGTTAAGAAAGAATGTATCATATGAAGGTAAGAGAACTAAGAGCTTATTAAAGTGTAAAAAGTTTTTTGATGCTGAGTATGTTGTTAAGAGTTGTGACTTCAAAGATCATAGAGTAATTAGAGAAGGTAAAGAAGTTGTAATGCCTATGTTAGCTCAAGTATATATTTCTCATAAAGGAAATGAAGTAGCTGTTGGATCTGGATTCAATCAAGAAGAGAGAATTAAGTATCAAGCTAATCCTGAAGAGTTGATTGGTAAAACAATTACCGTACAATACTTCGAAGAAACAAAGAATCAGACTGGAGGATTATCGTTAAGATTTCCAACAGTAAAACATATATATAAGAATGGGAGAAATTGTTAAAAAATAACTGTGGAAACAGTTGGCGGCCTGAGATAAAGTTCTTATATTTAGGTATAAATAGAGAGGGAGATACTCTATAAAACCCACACATTAAAAATTAAAAAATGACACACACAAGCACACAAACACGTTACGGCATCGAAATCACGAAGCCACACTCAAAAGAAATGTACGAACACAATGATGCAATCGCATTAGAAATGAAAAGAAATATCTTATCAGAGATACACTTATCATATAGTCGAGCTATGGGAAATATAGCTGCTAATGGCGGAATGGATAAAGGTGAAAAAGACCTTAGAAAAATAGTTCAAGCTTTTGTAGGGTATAGCTTTTCAGACGGATACGATATAGATGAAATAAGAGATACAGGTATCAATACTTTAGCTAATGTTGAAAATTATATGTTACATCAAGAGTACGGTTACTTATGCTCTGAAGGAATCGTGTCTAAACTTAGAATGAAGATGTTAGGTTTTGATAAAGCTCCTGATGACTGTTGGGACTGTTATTGGGAGGATGGTGATGTATATACATCTCAAGTTCAAACAAGTGATAGAGTTAGAGCTTCATACTCTATTAATGATGAAGGTCAATGTATCATTAAAGAAGATGATACTCAGAGAGTTTACGAAGGATGTGAATGTGAGTCACTAGGTGATTGTGTTTGTGATGGAGATGGAATGCAGTGTTAATAAAAAATAAATAATAATAAATAAAAATTAAAAAATGGAAAAAATTCAATTCGAACTAACGTTCAACAAAAACCTTTATGCAACAGTATACCTTGATCATCATGGTTACGTAGACCCAACTGCAACTCAAGGTTCAACAGCTACAAATGCAGATGGTTCAGACTTAAAAGGAGAGTTAATGGTAGCTAAAGGCTCAAAACAAACTATATCAGAACAATCAATGATATCGTTATTAACTTGTGATGGTAGTTCAGTTAGTACGAGGGACGAATATACAAACTTACCTTTACAATATTCTTACAGCTTAAAAGATGTTTGCCATATTAGAAAAATAACAACTTGGGTTCAAGTTGAAGAAAATTGGAAAATGGCTCGATTTTATGATAAAGATTCTGTTATCGGTTATAAGGGTAGTATCAATTGTGCTGCACAGATTGATAAGTATAAGACTAAAATGCGTAATTTGAGACCTAGTGGTCCAAGTGGTCCAAATCATCATGACCCAGAATACTATCAAACTAAATGGACAGAGTTGAATGAAACTCATAACTTCAATACAGAGTTTGGTAGATGGGTAAAGAAGGAACCAAAGGTTACTTGTTCTTTAGAACAGGATATGGAGTGGGCTAACGAATCAGAAAATATACAATAATATGAAGTGTAATAAATGTAGTAGTATTATTCAAGAAGGTAGATTAAAAGCTCTACCAGATACACGTACTTGTGTCGAATGTTCAACAACTCACGCTTTTTATTTAAGGAATATTATAAGTGGTAAAACTGAGTATTCTGAAACTGAAATTATAAAAGATCCAAAACTTGCTGATAAACTTCGCGCTATGGATAAACGCACAGGTTGGGGTAGTAATTTAGTAAAGGTATAGTATGTATATAAACGGACGTAAGATAACATTAGAAGAATTAGAACAATTAGCAAAGAATTTAATTGGTTCACTTATAGATGATTTGTATGACGATATAATAAGGGACGGTATAGAAAAACACGTTCCAGATAAAAAGAAAAAGCAACGCTCTGTGCTTAATAAAATGATAGAGCACTACATCGAACGAGAGGAGTATGAGAAGTGTGCGACTCTCCGAGATATGATTAAACTTTAATATTAACCACTTCTACAAGACCGGCTTGCAGCCCAACTGCTAAATTAAAATGGCTTATAATAGAAAGCAAAAACATTCTTCTAAAGGAAGAACAATTCACAATCAACACAAACCATTCAACCCGGGTCGTTACGGTAAGGTATGGAATACAATTAGATTTGAACACGACTGGGGGAGAGTTCCAGTTGGAGATGCGACAACTCCAGTAATAGGTAAAATCTTTATTGATGGTAGGTTTCATGAGTTAACTTTTTCTGAAACTAATAGATTAATCGATACTTTAAGAGATGCTCAACATGCACATAACGTGGGAGTGAGATTAGGGAGAACTAACGAACATGCAGGTGTTAAAGATTACGTGGCGCATGCGATATCAAAATAAAGTTAGTAAAACAGTTGCCTTTCTGCAAAATTTTTATTATATTAAATATATTATATAATATTAGTAATAATGTTAATAGGATAATATAATAAGATTAATAATTATTAATATATAATGTAATATACTGAATTAATAAGGGATACTATGGATAAATCAAAAAGATTAAAATATATGGCTGATGGTTTAATTAAAAAACAGGATCAGGCTGATGCATTACGAGATCTAGGTAAACGTAATCCGGAATCTGCTAGCGCAATAGATAACATACTCGCTGCGTTTGGTTTACCGGAAGATATCCACAAGGTACAGGATAATATAAATAAATTTAGTTCTGTAGTATCCCTAATTAAAGATAATATTAAAAATAGTAAAGGTTATAATAATTTTCCAGAGTCTGAATATATAAATGATAAAAAGCAGGTATTCGATATTAAACATAAGGTAATATCTATAAATAAGATCAGTAAAGAAGAAATGTCTACTGTAAATAAAATTTATAAGAAACATTTGAATATTAAGAGTATTTTACAGGATAAATAGATATTTATAATTAGATAATAACATATATAGATGGAGTATAAGGTGCGATATAATAAAAAGACAAATAAGTTAGGGGTTGATGATTTACTATCTGGTAATTCAACTCTAGGTCTATTTAAATACTCCCAAGAAGAATATGATGAATTTAGAAAAGGTTTTGATGTAGGATCTGTTAGATATATGTTAGAAAGTATATCTAAGAGTGTAAGGATAAACTACCCAGATAAAAATAAGTTAGATTATTTAGTTAACTATATTCAAACGTTAGCAGGTGATGACTTAGAGCGATTTGAGAGTATGGTAGAAACATTTACAGATACAAATCCAAATATGTTATGGGATATGTTACATAAAGCAGATAGAGAACTATATAATAAACCAGATCTCTTTTATAGCTGGCTTTCTACATTAACAGATAGTGATGTAGATGATTATATAATAAAAGCTGCAGATGGTAAGAAACTTCATTCGGATGATATGTATAATAAAGATTCACAAACAAAGGTAGAAATACTTGATGGGTATATAGCAATAAGCTCTTCTAATCTACAAGCATTAAATAGATTTAGAGATAGAATGCTTAAAGCAAACGAATGTAGTTATGAGCACAGGATAAAAACACATGAAGGTGTAGAGATACACAGTTATGTATTTGATATGAACAAAGACAGTGATTAATACAGGCAGGTTAATTACTAGTATTATTTTAGAAAATAAATTTAATTAAAAATCTAAGGAGATTAATTATGACAACAACATTATTAAATGAGAGAGTCTTTCCATCGACAGACTTACTATTCAGAAATTTTTTCGACACAAATTCAATGTTTCAATCATATGTTGAACAGAAACCAAATTATCCGGTTGATGTTTATACACGTGATAATGAATTATGTTTTGATATCGCATGCGTCGGATTAGAAAAAGATGATATCAGTATTACAACAGAAGGTAATATATTAAGGGTTACATACGAAAAACCATCTATTGAATCTAACGATTCAGATATAGATGCAGGTGAATACATACATAAAGGTATCACTAGAAAGAGTTTTAATCTAGGCTGGAAGATTAGTGCAAAATATGATCTTACAATTATAAAAGCTGAGATGAAAAACGGGTTATTAACGGTAAATATACCTGTGAGTGAACAGGCGTTACCACAAATGGTTACAATTAAGTAATAAAAACCTGCCTGTATTTTTTACTAACATATATTTAATAATATGACAACAAAGAAACAATCAATAGAATATCACACAGAATTAATTAATAATGAACTACACATGGAATGTAAAAGGTGTGGTCAAATGGTCGCAGTCAGTAAAAGCATAACAGCAACAACATGTCATGAATGTGTTAGAGAGCTTTATGAAAAAGACTTTCCATTCGAATCAAGTGCTGGTTATAAGCCAACAGGTAAACCTAGAGGGTGGGCATTCATGAAAGAGTTCGTTGATAAAGATGGTAATGTGTATCATAAAGGAAAAGAACAACCCGGGTTAAAAGGTACACTAAAGCCAACAGTTATTAAACCTAAAACTCCAAAACCTAAAATAACTAAAGCGCAAAAGTACCGAATTAAGACAGACGCATTCGCTCAGATTCATATACTTAAAAAACAATTAAGCAAAGCTAAATTCAAGAAAGACATTAAACGAATTAACTCAGAAATAAAAAAATTACAAAAAATCGCTAAATAGTTGTTTAACTTAAAATAATTTCGTATATTATATATAATATGGATAAAATAACATATACACGTGGAACATATTCTAGAGAAGCTCAAAAAGTAGAGTTTGAAGTACCTGAAGATCTAAGCATACAAGATTTTAAGAGATTGTGTAAAAGATTAGCGGCGTCTTTAGGTTATAGTTATGAGAGTATAAGAGAAGAGTTCGATAACAAACAACCACCAAAAACTAATAAACAAATACTAAAAGATTAATGAAAAATTATATACCTTATATATCGGTAGTACTAGCTACCGTATTATTTACTACATTCTTAGTAGATAGTGAAAATGAGATACTAGAATTAGAAAAACAAATACAAATGCAGAATACACACTGTGATAGTCTAACTAACCGTATTGATAGTTTATATCGCGAAATAGATACACTGTTAATCGAAAATTCAATATGGGATTATAATATAGAAAATAATACCACTCACTTATTATCATCAATAATGTTTGTAGAGTCTAGTAATAATGATTCTGCATATAACGCTTCAGAAGATGCAGTTGGATGTTTACAAATTAGAAAGTGTATGGTAGATGATGTAAATAGAATATTAAAAAGGCAAAAATCAACAAAGATATTCTGTTATGAAGATAGATGGAGTAGAATCAAGTCAATTGAAATGTTCGATGTATACTGTAAACATTATAACTTAAATTCAGCAGAAGAAATAGCAAGATGTTGGAACGGAGGCCCACGAGGTAATGATAACCCGAATACCTTGAATTACTGGGCTAAAGTAGAAAAAGAAATAGAGGAGAATTATGCACTTAGATGAAAAACAAATAGCTGATAATTGGCTAACATTAATAGACATTATTAACAAAAACTTTCAAGGAGAAAGAAGACAAAAACTTTTAGCAATGTACGAAAGTTTTCAAGATAGAATGATGATGATGCCTGCGTCAAGCTTTGAGCATTTTCATAATTGTTTTGCTGGAGGGTATGTAGATCATATTATAAGAGTTGTGGAATTTGCTAAGGAACAATATGAAATGTGGCAGAGAATGGGATCTGATTGTTCAGGTTACAGTAGAGAAGAATTATTATTTGCTGCACTTAATCATGATTTAGGTAAAGTTGGTACTCAAGAGTTAGAAATGTATAAACCTAATCCATCAGAATGGCATAGAAAGAATCAAGGTAAGATATATGAAATAAATCCTGAAATACCTTTCATGTCTGTACCTGATAGATCCTTACTATTATTAAATGAGTTTAATATTAAGTTTAGTCAAAACGAAATGATGGGAATTAAATTACACGACGGGTTATATGACGATTCTAATAAGCCATATTTTGTAGCATTTAGACCTGAATCTAGGATGAGAATTAATCTACCTATTATACTACATCATGCAGATCATATGGCATCTCAGTTAGAGTATGAGAGATGGAAAGGTAGTAATAATACAGCTGTAAAAGAATCTAAAAAGGTAGCACGTAAGGCTTACAATAATAAAACAGTAAGTGGAGCTAATGATTCAGCAAAAGACTTATTCAAAGATTTATTTGGAGATACAGAGTGATAGAATGGATATTAATAACACTAGGAGTATTACTATTAATATTAGTATATATAATTTTTAATCTTCTACATAAGGTAGAGCGTCTAGATGATGAATTATCTAACGTATCATTAACTTTAGTAGATGTATTAACTAGTATTGAAAAAACATATACTGATATGAAGATAATAGATAATAAAAAAATGTTTGAATCTGATGATGAAGTAGGTACCGTATTTAAAACATTAAAACAAGAAATAGATACTTTACGTGAAAAGTATATAGAAGAGGAACAACTTGAATCTAAATAGCCCTGTTGATTTATTCTATAAGAATATAGAAGCAAAAAAAATTCAAGCTGCATTAAGTGCTAGTATGGATACTAAACCTAAGCGTGGTAGACCTAGGAAAAATAAACTATACTTTACTCAAGACACAGAAGATGCAATAATTGCATATAATACGGAAGAGTCATACTCCCAACGTAATAAAGTATTTAATGAATATATACATTACCCATTAAATAAGATGGCAGAAAATTTAATACATAGGTTTAAGTTCTACCATTTTGATGCAGCAACAAAAGATGTACAACATGAGGTAATTGCATTCTTATTAGAAAAATTACCTAAATATACACAACAAAAAGGTAAAGCGTTCTCCTACTTCAGTATAGTAGCAAAAAATTATTTGATTCAAAATAATTATAAACACTATAATCGTAAGAAAGGAAAAGCGCCTGTACTTGAGATTGATAATCAACGTAATGTTATTAATGAATTAATAAACGGTGAACATCAATCAGAAGTACAAAATTTCTATCACTTATTCATACAGCATGCTGAAGATAATATAGATTCTATTATAAAATATAAGCGCGATATTCCTATTGCTTATGCTGTATTAGAAATTTTTAAGAATTGTGAGAACATAGAAACATATAATAAAAAAGCACTTTATATAATGGTACGTGAAATGGTCAATGTAAAAACACAATATATTACACGTGTTGTAAATATACTAAAGGCAGAGTACAAAAGATTATGGTGTATTTACAGAGGTTATTCACCTGAGTAGATATGTATTAATAGAAATGGTTATAGATGAATAAAGGTAAACAGGTTATAAACGACTAAATGAGAGTAAGAGCATCATTTAAGAAAACAAGAGGAAAATTTATGAGAAAATTAATTTTAACAATGGTATTAGCATGTGGTATGATCGCAGCTAGTGCACAATCAAACGGTGACTGGTATGTAGGTACTGGAGACATTTCAAATGTTTCTTGGACTGAGTGGGCAGTTTCACCAACAGTAGGATACGCTATATCTGACAAACTAATGGTAGGCTGTTCTGTTTCACAAGCTGATTCTACTGCAGATATGAATATTGACTTTCATGCAAGGTACTTCATGAAGGGATATTTTGCATATGTAGCAACAGAAGGTTTAAGCACAGATAATTTAGCGCTTGGATTAGGTAAAATGTTTACAATACGTAATAACGTATTTGTAGACCCAAAGGTAGTTTATAATACGGGAACAAAGACTACAAACCTTACTTTAGGGTTTGGTCTTAAGTTCTAATAATTATTAACCGCTCGATGCTCTCATGGCAATTTTGCCACAAAACAAGTATTAAAGAAATTCGGAGAATATTATGGATTCAGTAATGAAATACGTAACAGGATTTTTAGGTGGTCTTATGACTATCATGGTAGCAGTATTACCAGTAACTATCCTATGGACAATCTTAACAGGTGGTTCAGTATTTGGAATGGATGTAGTAACAAATCTAACTGATCTTGTAAACACACTAGGTAACGGTGGATTTGTAGGATTATTAGTTTTAGTAATAATTACATCATTTTTTGTGAAAAAGTAGTTATTTTAAATATATAGTTATGAGAAAGCGCTTGGTAATACCAGGCGCTTTTTTATTTTTGTATATTTATATATACGGAGAATATTATGGATAAAGAGAATAAAGAAGAAATCTTTGAAGGTAAAACGTTTGAGAGCTTACTAAAAGATATATATACAAATTCAACACGTAAAGAAACACAAATACAAATACTTATAACAGAGCTCAAACCTATGATTAAAAATATAGGTGATGCTGTTATAATCGTACCACTAATTAAAGATTATATGGAAATAGCTGTAAAGAATGACGAAGCACTAATTAAGATGGCAGCTATAGTTCAAAAAGCATATCTACGTGCTGGTAATGGAGATGATAGTTTGACTCTAACAGATGCTGAAAAGGAACAGCTTATTGCTGAGGTAGGTCGTGTGGGAGTAACTAAGTAATGACAAAGTATTCAGACTCAGCAGACTTTCCAGACATTAGTGTTGGATCCACAACGTCTAATAATAAACAGACAGCTTTCACTAACACAGAGCAGTGTATGGGTAGTGTAGTTATGGTATTGTCTGGAACTGAAAAAGATGGCGATCCCGGTGTAGGTGATGTGGTAGCAACAGTTAAATCTAATCAAAGTAAAATATTGACTGTGACAGTATCACCTCTGAGTCCTCACATGTTTACAATACCACTACCTAATGAAAAGATTCATTGTATTAAAGACGGCTCTACAGGGAGGTGGTTCTATACAGGAATTGCAAGTGATAGGGGAATGGTTAACTTTCTAATGAATGCAGATAATATTACTTACAACCCAAGTACAAACGAACCATTTACAGGTGACACTTTTATAGCAATACCACTCTCTGCAAGATCATTAAATCTTTTTGAAGGAGATGTTGTAGTTCAAGGTAGACATGGTGCTAGTTTAAGATTTACAGGAGCTAATCCAAACCATAATGTACCGTGGCAAAGTTCTACAGACTCAACATCTCCTATAACTATATTACGTAACGGGTACTTACCAACAGAGAGTTTTAATACTGATTCTGCTGGAGTATGGTTAACATCTGATCAACATCTTCCAATACCATTAAAAGCAACTCTACCTACAGATATAGAAAATGTGAAAGATACATATAACGCTGGACAGGTTATATTATTTAGTGATAGAATTGTAATCGGGTCAAGACAAGATGATATTATTTTATCATCTAACAAAACTATAGCATTATGTACACAAGAGTGGGCTCATGATGTTGATACTGTACTTGAAAACCTTTCAGCATTAATTGATGAAGTAAAAAAACTTACATCTGAAGTTAAAACTCAAGCAATGGCTAGCGCTCAGCAAACGTTTCCTGTACCTGGTGTGGGAACAACTTTAATAAGTGTACAGTCACCTAGATTTTCAACATCGTTCCAGAATTCATTAAATATAGAATCAAAATTAATGGAACTTAAAACAAACATTGATACATTAAAGCAAAAATAACATTACTGTATATTTATTATAGATAAACACCAGAATGTGGAGATTAACATGAAAACAAATAAATTAGCAGCTGTAATTAGAAAGATTGTACGAGAAGAAGTGCAAAAGGAATTCAAAAATTTAATAACAGAGCAAAACAACAAAAAACAGCCAGAGAGTAGTAATACATTAACATTAACAGAAGCATTATCACAGACAGAAACAGAATCATATCCAACAGCAAAAACATTTAATAGTGTGGATGCAAGAGCAGGGTTTGCGTCAATGCAAGGTGATTTTGGTACACCACAAACACCAACAGCATTTGAAGGACATAGTGGTAGGGTAGTAGATGCATCTAAAGTAGATCCATCTGTAGCAAAAGCGATAACTCGTGATTATAGTGATTTAGTTAAACGATTTAAGAAATAATAATGGCAAGATTAGTACCTAAAATATATCCAAATGATATTGATGAAAATACACCAATAGGTGTGGCCTTTCCGCTAAATCCAGGAAGTCAGAAGCAGAATTATACCACAACAAACCAGGTACATGATAATTTACGAAATCTTATATTAACTATAAAAGGGGAGCGTGTAAACTTTCCAACTTTTGGAAGTGATTTATACCTACTCTTATTCGAGCAAATGTATCAAGATACTCTAGCTCAATCTGCAAGGATTGCAATAAAAGACGCGGTAGCAGAATGGATGCCACATGTTACAATCCAAAATACAAAAGTAACACCAGATAGTGACAATAATAAAATAACAATACAAATAGAATATTCAATACAGGGATGGCCTGCTGATAGTGTTCTAAATTTAGAGGTGGATGTATAATGGCATATAATAACGCAAGTAGTGTAAGAGATGTGAGATATACTCACAAAGATTTTGATGGTCTTAAAAATAATTTAATAGAGTATGCAAAAAATTATTTTCCTGGTACAGTTTCAGATTTTTCAGCAGCATCACCTTCAACAATGTTTATAGATATGGCTGCGTATGTGGGAGATGTACTTTCATATTATACAGATTATGCTATGAAAGAAACAATGTTACTACGAGCAACAGAAAAGAAAAATATATATTCAATAGCTCAAGCATTTGGATATAAACCAAATCTAGCATCTCCAGCTACAGTCAAAATGGATGTACACATCCTCATACCAGCAACTGGTACAGGAGACTCTATAAAACCTGATTTTGATTATGCACCTAGAGTAGAGCGTGGAATGACTATATCTACCATAGGAGGTACAAAATTTCATACAACAGCAGAAGTAGATTTTAACTTTTCAAGTTCTGTTGATCCGACAGACATAACAGTATATTCAACAGATGCATCAACAGGAAGACCTGAATACTACTTATTTACAAAATATGTAGATGCTTTAAGTGGTGACAAAAGAATAACAACAATATCAGTTGGCGCAGTTAAAGAATACCCTACATTCGTTGTTAATGATGATAACGTACAGAGTATTGAATCAATAACAGACTCAGATGGAATGACGTGGACAGAGGTACCATTTCTAGCTCAATCTACTGTATTTGATGAATCAGTAAATGATGTTGCAAATGATCCAGGTCGATCTGCAGGAGTAAAAGACTCACCATATATTCTACAATTAAAATCAGTAAAGAGACGATTTATAACAAGAGTTACACCGGGTGATAGACTTGAATTAAGATTTGGATCTGGTATTACTAGTGATCAAGATGAAGTGATAGTACCTAATCCTGAAAATGTTGGATCAGCGTTAGAAGGAGGTATAAGTAATCTAGATAAATCTTTTGACCCTTCGAACTTCTTATATACAGACACATATGGACAAGCACCATCGAATACAACGTTAACAGTAAATTATATCTCTGGGTATGGTTTATCAGCTAATGTAGCAAGTCAAACTATACAAAACATAGAGGGTAAAACAATAACTTTTGATAGTACTAAAACATTAATTTCAGGTACACGTACTGTTGTAGCAGCCTCCCTTGCTGTAATAAATAAAGCCCCAGCTACAGGTGGAGCTGGAGCAGAAAATTTAGAGAGTGTTCGTCAAAATGCATTAGGTTACTATGCTACGCAAAATAGGATGGTAACACGTGAAGATTATATAATACGAGCATTAAGTATGCCGTCTAAATTTGGAACTGTTGCAAAAGCTTATGTCGCTTCTGATGAACAAATGCTACCTGATCAAACATCTGTTTCAAATCCTCTAGCTGTTAATATGTATGTATTAACCTATGATAGTAGTAAGCATTTAACAACCCTTCCATCTGCAGCGAAAGAAAATCTAAGAACATATTTATCACAATATAGAATGATAACAGACGCTATAAATATAAAAGATGGGTACATTGTAAATATCGGTATTGATTTTGATATAACCGTACTACCTGGAAATAATTCAAATGCAGTATTACTTAGATGTATAAACGCATTAAAACAAAAATACTCTATAAACAATTTAAGTTTCTCTAGTGCACTATATAAGACAGATATATACCTATGTTTAGCAAATGTTGAAGGGGTACAATCAGTACCAGCTGTTAAAGTTAGGAATTTATTTAATGGTGATTATTCTAGTCACAGGTATAGTCTCGAAGACGCAACATACCAAGATGTCATATATACATCATTAGACCCATCAGTATTCGAAATCAAATACCCTTCCAAAGATATTACAGGAAAAGTGGTAACATACTAGAGAAAATTATGATTAAAACAATATTTCCATCTAAAGACGCAACATTATATCAAGCATCAGAAAGTGCAAACACTGGTACTGATGAGATATTAGAAATAGCTAAATATATATCCGGTTCTTTTGGTCCAATAGCTACAACAAGACCTGTCTTACAGTTTGATACTTCAACAGTCTCCGCTTCACTATCTAGTCAAGGTATTAATACAACAGCTGGTGCAGGTAGCTTAAAATGGTATCTTAAATTATTTATATCTGAAGAAAAGGATATTCAAAGTGATAATAATGTGGTAATTCACCCATTAAGAGAATCGTGGGAAAAAGGATCAGGTAGATCAACACATTACCCATTAACAACAGATGGTGCGGGATGGAAATATAGAGATGGTGACACTACAGCTACTACTTGGACTGCAGAAGGAGGGTATTTTTTATCCGGTGTGCACACTTCTGAATCTGTTGTAAAAGCATTTAGTGGTGTACAAGGTGATATTGATGTTGATATAACAGATATGGTTGAAACATGGTCTGACGGTACGTTGTCAAACAATGGTATAATACTTAAACGTAGTGGTTCACAAGAAACAGATAGCGTTATATATGGTAATCAAAAGTATTATTCAAGAAATACAAATACAATATACTCACCTAGATTAGAAGCTAGATATGATGATGCATCACATGCATTTTCTTCTACCAACGGTGCAGTCATTACTGTATCAAACGAGGTAGATGTTCAACCGAGACTAAGACCAGAATATAAACAAACTTCACAAGAACGAATCTTTGTTGATACAATCTTAAAAGGTGGTGCAAGATCGCAAGCTGGTTCAGTAGGTACAGCATATAGATATTATTTACCACAATCATCATCATATGCTATTATAGATAATGCAACAGGTGAATATGTATATAATCATGATGAAGATTATACATATGTTGGTAGAACAGGAACAACAGAGAATTATATTGATCTAGATATGAACGGATTATTTCCTGAAAGATATTATGCATTAGAGTTCAAAGTTAATTATTACTCTGGAACAAGTGTAATTGCAACAAGGTATTATAAATCTAATACATTATTTAAAGTGGTGAAGTAAAATGGCTTATACAGTTGGAGGAAAATCTAATACACAAAGTAAACAAGCATCTAACCATGTGAGATCATTTGATGTTCAGAAAGAGGTATCTCAAGCAAATATATCTCAAGCAAATATACTTAACAATCAAATCAGTGCTCCTGCAAAGGTATTAGGTACTCATACTTTCTCAATACCTAAAGCTGGTTATTATGTTGATCACATAAATCCAACAGATAATACTATTAATCGTTTAGTACCGAATCCAATATTTGATCTAGACGATGTACAAGAACAATCCAGTAATATAATATATGAATTATTACCGAAAGAACCAAAACTACCAGATGCCCCACCTGTAAGCTTAAATGTATATGTTGCCAATTGGTCTCGAGTACATAATTTTGGAGGTGTCACAGATGCATCTAGAGATCCTAGAATTGAAAAAATATCTGACTGGACTGTAGGACAATGGAAACATAGACATAAATGGCCAGCGGTTGCAACATTGGATCCAACATATGTGTTTTACACACAAGATCCTGGATTATTTTACACGCAACAAGTTATAAGTCATTACGAAAAAGGCCTAGACGGAAACTTACAACCTGTAATGGTAGATGATAATGACATTGTTTGGAAGTTAGATGGTAAAGAAGTACATCGAGGTTGGTATATGGATTTAAGTGCAATGTCACGTACCGTGCAAGTCATAATGGAACAAGCTGTAATTGTTCCTAAACTATTATCAGTAGAAGCAAATAATGATGCAGGTATGATACGTAAAGAGATAAAATTTGCAGCTATAGATTCAGATGATGGAGGACTTATATCTGGAGATGATGAAACAGATAATTTTACATCAACATTAGAAGGACAGTTTATAGCTGATGAAGATCCATCTAGTGATGATTTTAGATCTGCAGTATTCTGGCCAGATCCTAGATATGGAGCTAGAGATATGTATATTAGATTTTATTTTAATGGTTGGGGTACAGGTAAATCTAAGAGACGTAAATTTAGAAAAACTACTGCTTACTTTAAGGTAGATGGAAAAGAACAAAACTACGTAAATGGAGAGTGGGTATATGATAAGTGGCAAAGAAAAGATAAGAGAGCAAAGCGTCACCAAGATGCAATAAAAGCTTTTCCTGAGATATATAATGATAATGGGTACATAAAAGACAAGTATGCAAATAAAGGAGGAAGTCAATTATCAAGTATAAATGTAACAGATTGGACAGACGGAAGGAAATCAGCATTATTTGTAGACGAGCCTGAATATGGAAGTTCATATTTATTTAAATTTAAGAAAAAACCAGGACCATTTGATTTATCAATGTATCTTTCCTTCAGAGTAAGGAAGGGTGGGTGGTTTAGTAAAAGACATACACGCTACTGGTCAAAAACATTAACATACGACGGAGGTGAATTAAATATAGATACTCCTCTACAACCAATTGATTTAGGTGTCGTAAATATAGGATATTCACATAAAGATTAAATATGCCAGATATTGAAAAAATAAAATTAGATAAGTATTCTGATCCACAATTTAATAAAGACCTATTGAGATCAGTTCTAGTATCAGAAGGGCACAACTACCTTGATGCTCCAGATAATCTAGATAGGATTACAGTACAGTTATTTGATGAGTATTCAAACTCTATTATATCTAAAACTACACACATATCTGAGATAGAAGGTATTATATATGATGCAGGACTTCTAAAAGTTGATACATTTTCCATCTTAACAAGACTATTTAATAAAACTTCAGGTAGATACACTATTAAAATAAGTGGTCATAGAAATTACATTTATGATGATGTTTCAATTCCAGACCCGAATGTTACTATGCCGCCTGATTCTAAAAATTCTGGTGAAACGGTACCAACTATACCTGCACATTATACAGAGGTAGTACCTAATTATATAGACTTATCAGGACTTGAAATTGTAGAACTATCAAAATCTCGTAAAGAGATTCGACTAAAACCTACTACACAAAATGAACAATCTTTTAGCGACTTTGAAAGATTCCAAAAACCAGGTTCAATACCTCTAGCTGGGAAGTATTGGATTAATGATGACTTTAATGCTGTACCAGGTAATCCATTTTATTATTCAACAGACGGACAATATGATGCAT